ATGGGTATACAATATGGTTCGTGTCTATCCATAGGTCTTTGTTGCATTTACGTAGTTTATGTATAAAATCGAATGTGAACATTATTACCTCAAGAATGGGGACTTATTGAATGTCCCCAAACTTCAAATAATACTATTATCCACCTGTGGCTGCGCCTCTGATTTGGATACAAAGGTCTGCACTTGCACCTTCATGGTCACTGAAAGAACCACCGATGTACGAACTACCGAACTGCATCTTGTAACCTACGGTAGCTATCTGGTTCAATGGATCGGACGATCCACCACTGCCTACCTGTTTGGTTATCAATTCAATGAAATCTGAATCGAAAGATGTGAATGCAAAGGCATTCTTAGCAAACATGAGTGATCTATAAACATTAATCACTCCTGTATTAGCTACGGAGCTGATGTTGCTAGATTCTACTACTCTAGCACCGTAGACTTTGCCAACTTCGCCTTTTAGGGGTTTGTCAGCTAATCCTGCTACGTACTTGTTTAGTTCAATGAAGCCACCTGCGGAGGTGTCACTCTGGATGTCCATACTGATGAGGGGGTGGACTACCCATGAGTAATAGCCATCATCCATCATTGGGGCATCTTGTCCTTTGAGGACTCTTACGGCCTTTATGGAATCTTGGGCTATGAATACATCATTGGCTGTTACGGTGTTGTCTGCGGCAATGCCACTACCTACGTACTGTATGTTGGATGTAGCACCTGCTATGCATACGTTACGGACTACTGAATCTGCTGATTTAGCGGCATCATAGCTAAGTTCTTTAACATGATCCTCTAATACAGGGTCAATAGCTGTAGAGATTAAGAGATCAGTTATGGGGATGTACTTACCATACTGATTCATACTGATAGTGTACTTGTTGGTTGCTAGGGAACTAGCGGTTGGGGTTACACCTTCACTTAAAGTGCTTAAATCCTCAGCTATGTGTCCATATCTCAATACATAGCTGTCTTTACCTGTTCTACGAGGGTGGAGCATTTTCTTACCTAATTGTACTATTACGAGCTTTTTCTTTGCTTGTTCTAGAAGCAATTTGAAATAATAACTGTGTAAGTTATCACTCATGTTGGTTGTATTTTGTGCGAATCCTGCGGAAATCATAATTTAGCTCCTTAAATCTCTACTCGTCGTAGCTTAGATCGCCTTTTTCAAAGGCAGCTTTCATTTCGGAGGAAGAGAGTTTAGATATGTCTAGTTTCTTGGTTTTTGTGGTACTGGATGGTCCTTCAATCTTAGCTTTCCCTTTTCGACGATGGTTGTCTTCGCCTTTTTTAGCTCCTTTTATTGCAGCTTCTTTTGCTATTTCGGCTGCGTGTACTCCTCTAGCGGCTAAGTGTAGGATGTCTAGGAGTCTTGGGTCGTTTTGTAGACCTTCGGCCATAATCATGTCACCGTACTGTGTTGCTATGTTTGCCATGATTGGTTCTAATTCAGCGAAGTCACTAGCTGTGTCTTTTACACGAGCGTCGTAGACTCTTTTAAATTCGCTGGCTTTTACGTCTCCTTTTACTTCTCCCATTACTTTACGCATTCTTGCGTCTAGGGCTGCTTCGGGGTCTGAAGCTAATTCGTCTGCAAATCTTTTAAGGCGTACTGCTTTTTCCTCTGCGGATTCTCCCCTTTCTAGGGGTTCTGCAATGGATGTGCGGAGTTTTTGTATTTCTGAACTCTGTCTGCCTGTAAAGGATTCTAGTTCTGAATATGCTTTAAGCACATCTGCTTGGGTTTTGAACCTTCCTGGTACTACCCATTCTTCTTCGCCTTCGGAAGTTCCCTCAGTATGGGTATCGTCTGAGGCTTCGTTAGATGTTCCCTCATCTTCTGAGGCATCTTCTGCTTTGGATTCCACATTACTCTGAGTTCCCGTATTTTCGTCGTCAGTGTTGGCTTCTTCCTGATCTTCGATAATTGCGGCTCTGAGTTCGTCTAGTGACTTTTCCATTGTATTTCTCCTTGGTTACGTTGTCTATAAATCGTATTCTCTTATGTTTAGTTCGTCTTCTATTAGTAACTGTATGTCGTGGTGTAGTTTTTCTTTTATTGTTTTTGCTGATTGTATTGTCATTATTATACTACTGAATGCTCTATGTCTTTCTTGTAGTGTTATTATTTTATTGAAGTCTTTTTCTATTAATAGGGCATCTACTAGTACTGATTTTACTTTTTCTAGGTGGGCTACAAGTATGGGCCAGCCATCTTGTTGTGTTAGGTTTTCTAGGGCTTCGTATTGTCTTACTTCGGTTAGTTTGGATTCTTTTTCACTAATCATTTAGAACCTCCCCCTTCACCCTCTATTTGTTCTATGGGTACTACTTGTACTGGTTGACCCTTCTCATCTACTAGTTGTCCTTCTCCCATGTCTACTACTATGGTTGGTCCTTCTGGGTTTATGTATTTTTCGGGATTGCTGAATCCTTTTAATTCAAATGATTTGACTAGAATCTCCCTTAAGTTGGCTACTCCTGGGTTTACTTTTTCTATTTGGCCTATTACTTGGAGTAGGTAGTTTAGGGATTCTGCTTGTTCTGCTACTGTTTTTCTTATTGGGGTTGATTCGGGGACAAAGTCTATGTCGGCTTTAAATGCTGCTGAGTCTAGGGTAGCGAAGGGGTTTGTGTTGTCTCCGGTTACTCTATATTCTAATTGGTCTTTAGAGCCATCGCCTAGGAATTGTCTGTTGTACCAGAGGATTATTCTAGCTAGGGGTCTTATGAATGTGTATTGTAATAGTTTAGCTTTAGATGTCATGCGTAAGCCTGTAGCGGAGGCTAGGTAGTTTATGCCTGTGGCGGTTCTACCGAAGGCTGCGCCTACGTTGCTTACGTCTTGGCGGGGGTTTAGTATTTGGGTTGTGTTTTGGATGTCGTAGTCTATGTGGCCTACTTCTTCTACTGATGCAGGGTTGGGGCCTGTGTTTTCTAGTTTTTGGATTCCATTGATGTCGTCTGTTAGGATTACTTTGTCTGGGCTTGTGTAGAGTTCTCTGGTGTTTATTCCTGATTGTCTTTCTACTAACCACATGCTATTTAATGATTGGTTGGTTCTGTCTAGTCTGGCGTTTCTTAGGGCTGTTGATTCTGATATTAGGCCTTTTATGTGGTTTAGTTCACCGTAGCCGTAGGCTTCTCCGTCTATGGGGTAGTCGTAGGACATTACGAAGGGTTTGAATTTGTATTTGAAGGGGTTTGGGTCTTTTCTTAAGAGGATTGGTTCCATATCATCTGGGTAGGCTAGTACTATTAATGTTGCTTCTTTGTAGCCTTTACCTAAGTCGTATCTTCCCCACCATTCTATTACTCTCCATTTGCCTTGGTTTTTTGATTGTTGTTTGGATTCATTGCTGTATAGGGCTAGAGAAGCTTCTTTTGATTTGTCATAATCTGGTTTGGCTGCTGGTACTGATTTTTCTGATATTGGTATGTTCTTGTCTTTCTTACCTAGTATCTTAGATATTTTAGATTTACCTCTCCAATAGTTGTCATTATCTAATAGTTCATCGGGGTCTCTATATACTTCGTGGGCTACCCAATCCATCTTCTGTACGTCGCAATGGGCAGTACCTTTTGGTATTCTAAATTCAAATAGGCTTAGGTTGTAGAATCTTGGACCGTCGAACATTACATCATCTCTAATTAGGCTTTTGGGTTCGCCTGATTGTTCATCAAATTCTATTTCATGGGGTTCTAGGTCTACTTCTATTGTGTCTTCTTCCCAGATTACTTTCATTACAGAGTTTCCTAGTTTGGCTAGGTTTCGGAAGTATTTTCTAGTTTCGGGGTAGAAGTCTCCTACTTCTAATTGCCATTGGGTAAACTCACTTACGTCTTCGGCTGTTTCTGTGTTTTCTGCTCCTCCGCGTCTTGGGGAATATGGTATGTATGGGGTTTCTCCGAACATTAATTCTATTAGGTTGTCTACGAAGGGTTCTATTTGTTGGAAGGCTATTGGTAGGGCTAGGTTTGCTCTGCCTCTGGGGGTATTCTTTTTGGCTGCGCCTCTGGTATAGAGGTATTCAAAGGTGTTCCATTTCTTTCTTAGGGGGCGATAGAATGTTTCGGAGTCTCTTATAGCATCATCTATATAGTCTATACATGCTTTATCGGCTCTCTTTTGGGACTTGTTTTTATATTGTCTGGACATTTAGATGCCTATATGGGGAATCCTGTTGTTGGATCGTATTGTTGGGCTTGGTGTTTGTCGTAGGATTTGTTGGAATGGACTGCTGATATTCTTGTTACTAGTACTTGTTCCCATGCTAGGGCTAGTGACATTATTCTATCATCTCTTGCAGAACCTTTGGCTCCTAGTTTGCCATTCTTTTCATCTACTACGAATGTGCTTAGTTCTCCTATGGTGTATTTGTCGTATACTTGGAGTTCACCATCTCTTAGGGCAGCTTTTAGGTTGCTTATTAGGTTACTCTTGTTAGAACCTGTAGTACGCCATCCTATTGTTTTAGTCTTCTTTTTGGTGTATTGATCGTATTCGTATCTTTTATATAGGTATGGGTATCTTAAGCTATTGGAGTATACTCCTGAGAGGTTTGATATTACTGCATGTCCACTGTTGTTCTCTTCTACTATTATTCTAGCTCTATTGAAGAAGTATCCGGCTTTGTATAGTTCTGCTGCGTAGTTGTCTTCGTCTATTGCGGGGGACCAGTAATTAGCTACTAATGTTCCAGTGTTGCAATCTATTACTTGGGCGCAACTGGCATCTTTACCCTTACCTTCTGCTACATCTACACCTATGGCGTAGGTATGTGTGGATTTGGGCATTATGAATATGCGCCAACCCATGAACTCTTCGTCTTTGCCTTTATATATTCTTGGTTCAAATTCTATTTTCATATTATTTAGCTGATATTCTTAAATCACCTTTGAATGTAGCGTCACGACCGTTTATCCATAAGCCTCTTACAATGTCTGCATCAAAGATTGAATGGGCTCCGCTTAGGAAGCATGTAATGGGGTCTTCTGGGTATTTCTTTAAGAACTCTGATTCGTTGTCACCTGATTCACTTATCTTGTTTCTACGCCATATTATGTGGTCTTCGTGTAGTTCGTATTTATCTATTAGCTTTTCTTCTTTATCTGTGGGTACGTATTGTCGGGGTCTTTTTAGGTAGGGTATATCTTGATGTTCTGGGTAGTGCCACCACCAGGGGTAGAAGTGGCATGTGAAGAGGGAACTGTCTGGGTCTGTTAGGAAGTTGCTCCAATGTTCGTAGAATATGCCTGATGCTCCATCGGGGGTACTTTCCATTACTACGTGGCCTGATAGGGGGACTGATTCTATTGATTCTTCTATTCTACTATTGGGGACAAATGCTGCTTCGGCTATGTGTAAAAAATCCAAGGTTAGTCCCTTGGTTTCTGTGGCTACCATCATTATACTACCTGTTTCATCAATGTGTAGCTCTGATACGTTATCTACTGTGTTTGTTACTGGGTAGAAGCAGCCCCAATCTTTTTGAAATTGTGTGAAGGCATTTTTAGTTATTCTGAAGTATTTTTTAACATTTGGTAGAACGTGGGCCATAATACAGGCATTGTTTCCATTGTTAAATAGGCACATGTCTAGGCCTATTATGCAGGATAGGGTTGTTAGTCCTATTTGTCTCATCTTTAGTACGGAGTCTCTATTTGTTCTATGGTCCCAATAGTGGTCTTGTACTTTATTCATTCTAAATGATATGTATCTACTGCGTTCGCCTGGTATTGCTCTTTTAGGTCTTATCTTATAAAGGTTGTTTAAGCGTTCTTTTGGGCCTAATTCAATCATCTTTTCTCTGAAAAAGGCTTGTAAAACAGCAATGGGCTCATTATTAGCAGCCATTGAATCTATCTCTTTTAGTACTTCTTGGAATCGGGGGGTATAAGACATGTATTTGATATTTCCCCTCTATACTAGATTATACCACATAATCGTCTATATTGTCAATATTATATGGGTCTATGATAGAATATCCATGTGCGTCTTCTTGGAGGTAGTCTAGGCTACTAGGGTAACTATACTCCTCTACTAAGTCTGCGTAGTTGGAATATTGTCCTTGGGGGGTTTGATCTAGGATTTGTTGCTTACTTAGATTTACCGTTACCTGACTTCCAAGTTGGGACAACAAGGCTTTGTTTACGATTATCATTGTAGGTCTTCTTTTCTGTTTCAGAGAGGAATTTAGCTACTTCTAGTACGTACTTCCTAGCACCTTCTCTTACTCTGGGGTCTTCGTCCATTAGGTCACTATGTGCTGTATCTAAGGCTAGGCCCATTAAATCATGCTTCTTTACCCTATCTAGTGTACTGTCCTTTAGTGAAGCTACTTTAGCGTCTATTACATCTTTTATATAGTACTTATCTAGGTTCTGTCTACCTATATTGGCTGCATCACCCTTACTTGTAGTGTCATAGGCTACTAGAGCGGCTTGTGTAGCATTACCACCGTTGTCTACGTAGGCATCTACAAATTGTTGTTGTTTTATAGATAGGCGTTTAAGTTTATTACCTTTACTCATATATAATAATTATATCATATTATAGGCAATACTGTCAAATAATGGCAGTTTAGTGTAAAATATAAAAAATAAAATAAAAGGGCTTCTTTCTCTGCTGGCTAGAGATGTTAGTTTAGGTCATTAACACTCACCCCCTTAAGTATGTGGGGTACGGGGGGGTATGTTACATATATAGGTATATACGTATAGTGTATAGTATACCGTACTATGTATATTATATTACTGTACTAATGTTTAATATGTATATGGTATGTCTTATATGGTATGTGTATATCATGTAGGGTATATAGTATATATGTCATGTACTGTATATAGTATTCTATTACTTATTATAAGTACGAATGTTACCGTAGGTATATATTAACGTATACACGTACAGCTATTGCATCATGGCTAGTTATTACATACTAATTTGTATTAGCACCCTATATATACTCTTATAGGTATATTGTCACTTATACCATGTAGCTCTTTATAGTCTTATACCTATAGGCTATTAGTGTATATTATTTAATATTGTATTGATATTATTGGTGAATAGGGATAACACGTAGGTATATTGTATTGCAGTACAATTATATCAGCTAACTATACACAAAGACCCCCTGTAAACGTCTACAAAGGGCCTAGAAGACACGATCATCTAATAATGGTACTCAGGTATCAGATAGCACACTATCATCTGCTGTAGGGCATTCTGTGAAGCTTGAGGCGTATGTACCAGTTAGCTCCATGATATGCCACGTATTAGAACAATCTAAATGATTAATTACCCAATGCCTTGCCTCGGTAATACTTTCAGACTTGAATGCTATTGGCTCAAATATATGGCTATTAGTTGCTATTGCAATATACTTCATAAAGTCCCCCCTTTATAGTGTACCTACAATTGATATCCATATAAATAATGATACCACACCCTATACCACACACTTTGCTGCATTACCTTTAAGCATATGATAAATCATAACACCAAAGTTGACCGACATTAATGCTGTAAGCAACATAATATTTAAGCTCATACTACACCCCCATTATTATAATGGATTACACGGTCAACATAGGCCTTAAATGCTTTAATGGTCTTATCTTTACTTGATTCCAATATTATTGCTTTATAGGTAAAGTTGACAGGCACTATTGCATAATACCCATTCTTAACCTTCTCAAGCTTGTATTTATAACTCTTATATTTCATAACACCCCCTTATGATAACACTTCATAGTTAGGATTGCTCTCCAATTCACTTATAAATTCATCCTTTGTACAATCCAGACCATATTGATCAAAGGTACTGTCAAACTCTCCTCGTTCATTATAGTCTGCTACATATAGACCTATCTCATACTGTTGGAATAATAGTGTCCTTATTTCACCCGTTTTCATTATCTTTATTTTCATAATACACCCCCCTTTGATAAGGTACAGAATCCATCAGCAACCAATGCCTTTGCTATACGGCCAATACTACCTTGCATCCTCCATGCGTCACCTGTATTAATTAGTTTTTGAAATAGTGCAATAATTGCTTCATTGTCCATATCACCTTGTTCGAATGCCATTATCATATCAATGATATCCATTAATTCCCCCCTTACTTGGCTAGTTTGTTTTTAATGATATCGTGTAATAATGTAACTTTACCGCGTACAGTTTCATGGGATAGTTTATATTTCTTCCCAATATCCCTAAAGGATAAATCATTCATATATCTATCAAGGTACATTGCTGATTCGAGACTATTGTTTATAATACCTTTTATTTTATCAATAATATCATTGCATTCTAATTCCTTAGTAATATCATAAGTATCATGGTTATCATACACCATCGGTAAAGGAGTATTGCTCTTATTATTGCTCGGTACTCGTATCAATGAGCCTGTATTTTCAATAGCCCGTACAATAGTTTGTTTAATCCAATATGAGGCATAAGTTGTGAACTTGGTACCCATATCATCCCTATAGCGTGATTTTGCAAGTATTAATCCGATGTTACCTTCCTGCACTAAGTCGTCAAAGTCGAGGCCTCTGTGTTGATACCTCTTTGCTATTGACATCACTAGTCCTTTATTTTCAGTAATTAGTCTATTAGTTACCATATTATATCCCCTTTCCATGATATACAGCATCCCTAAAACGCTGATAATCGAAACGAGGATTATCATTTATAAATATATCTGATATTTTATCAACTAATGACTCAAACCGAATACAAAGCGCCACATTTAATTCAAATGACACATCTTTATAGCTATCACCATTCCATTCAATACTTAGCATTTTAGCAAACTTTACATAATCTTTTTTTCTCATAGTATTACTCCCTTTGGTTAATTTATCGTTATAGGTATAAATAGCCTTGCTTGGCTATATTGTGCATTGTCTACATACCAACCGACATATCCCATACTTTGAATATATACATCCCTATCCCATAAATGTTCCCTTGGTAAAGTATTGAGATTATATAATTTAGTACTATCTATTTCAATAATATGCTGAATACAGTTGCCGAATAGCCATTCCTCAAATCCTTTATTGTCAATGTACCAATTACTTTTAAGAAGGTATCCGGTCAATAGCTTCCCAGTAGAATCAAATTCTTTGGACTCTCTACCCATACACCCCTTGCCCTGATACTTTGGGTCAACTACTTTTAATCGTTTTTCACTGTAATGATATAGTTTCATAGTTGTAACCCTTATATGAATTCAGTTTGTGATTGAATCACCTCAAAATAGATACATGACTCTTTCCAGTTGAATTGGTTATAATCCTTTATAAATTGCCTTATCTCATCGACTAATTGGGTAACAACTTCAAAGCGTATATTCTTATCAAATATCCTCTCCTTTCTTGTCAATGGGTCCTTAGTCCATGCACCATCTACAGGGTATGAAGTATATCCTCCAAAATGTGACATTAGCCTATTAGTAAAATGCTTAGTTACTTTGTGACTCGGTACATAGAACATCACTTTCATAATATAACCTCCCTTTCAGTTGACTGTTATTGATTGTTTTCTATATTCATTAGCTCACATTCTTCTTGTACTACTGGGTGCCACAGTTCGCTTATCTCACTGCCCAATTCATAGTTATCCCTTGACCATTTTCTAAACTCGACTACCTCTTCTTGATTTAGTTGTCTAAACAACACTTGGATATCCATATAATCCCCTTTCGGTTGACTACTATTTACAGAAATTGCACTTAACTTGTGTCTTATCTAAGCAATGCCTAGCACAAAAGATACGCTTAGCCTCTTTACATGTCTTACTTGCCATTGTAGAGCATTCGTAAGTCCAGTTTCCACGACCATTCTTAAGGAATATGTCTATTTTCTTGTGTGTCTTAAATGCCACTTTCATAATAACCCCCTTTCGGTTGACTGCATTTATAATGTTTTACTTCCATTCCACCTTAAATATCTGTATTCTACCGCCATTATTAGTGCCGATACATTTAGTATGTTTATGCCTTGACATACCATTCGACGGGCGATGGAAGTATACTCGTAAACACTCTCCACAATTCGTGCATATAGCCTCATGGGTATGATAGCTCACATAACTACGTGCATAAGCATCAGGCCTTGCACCTAATGCTAGAGCCATTTCTTTCCACTGTATCCCATGCCCCGCATCAAATCCCACTAATGCGTGTGCAATCTCATGTCTCACGGTATTCAATACCACGGCTTTATCGTTTGCTAGAATCATTCGACGATTGAATTTTAATTTCTTGCAGAAAAAACTACATAATCCCAATGATTTTGTTAACTTTGCGGATATGGCCCATTTCCATCTAGTATGAGACAAGTAAGTATTGAATTCGTGAGCTATTAGTTGTTCAGCGTGTACTAATTCCATAATGCTCCCCAAGTTATAATATTTTATTCATCATATCCCTAGATACCAATACTATACCAGTATCGGGTGCGGTACGTTTAATCTGTTTTTTTAACCATCTATTTAATGACTTCATACATATATGGATATGCAAGTAATCTTCCCCTTCCTGTATTTCATGCATATCAATAACTGCTATAGGCTCTAAATGTTTCATATTGTCCCCTTGTGTAAAATTAGATTACCATAGTCTAGTGGGCGTGTCAAGCAATAATTACTAGTCATCCATACTAATTTTATGATATAACCTAGAGGAACTTGACATACAATATGCAATAGCAAGTAGCATACCAAGAATAAATAATATGTCAATAATAGATCGAAATGGCGTACAATATTTTTGGAATATTTCTACTAAATCCGAGAAATACCGACTATGCCTTGGGTATTTGACAGTATTATAAACAATATGGTATAACTCTTAAGAGTGTTGATAGTTACTTAGGGGGGATTATAATATGATTACTAAGGTATGGAAGGATGAATTACAGCGTAGATGGTATTTACCTGATTCTGAGGCATATCCTTACATATCTGTATCCACCATTGTAGGTATTGCTAAAACATATAGATATAAAGACTTTAAGAAAGATGAGAAATCAGCCCAAAGACTTAAAAAGGCAGGTCAGATAGGTACCGATATACATGCAGTGCTAGAGAAGTATAATAGAGACATATTAGGACAACCGTTTAACATTAATCCCAAACTACAAGCAAGATACTCACATATATTAGAAAGATATATTGATAAAGTTGCATTAATATCAATGAATGAAGGAGAAGTAAAGATATTAGAAGTAGAAAGACAATGTACTCACCCAATATACAAGTATGCAGGTAGATTCGATGTATTAATGCAAGTAGGGGATGATATAGAACTATGG